ATTTACCATCTTATAAATTAGATTATGTTGCATCAACTATATTAAGCGATACAGTTAAATCATATACAAATATAGAGAATACATGTAAAATAGTAACAAAAAATAAAAAGGGTATTTATGTAGATGGATACGTACATTTTGAAATAATAAGTAATTCATCTGAATTATATAATGATGGTGCAAAATATAAAGTAATAGACATTTTAGATAATGGATTTGTGATTGAAGGAAATATTGAATGTAAAGAAAAAATAAATTGGGGTCTAGCAAAAGATGACATTAGTCCAAAAGATATTTTTGAAATGTCTAAACAAGGTCCACAAGAAAAAGGTATTATTGCTAAATACTGCATACAGGACTGTAATTTAGTTCATTTATTATTTCAAAAAATAGACATTTTGACAACCTATATTGAAATGAGTAAATTATGCAGTGTTCCAATTAAATTCTTAGTTACAAGAGGACAGGGTATTAAATTAAATAGTTATATGTCTAAAAAATGCAGAGATATGGATGTATTAATGCCTCTTATATCAAAAGGCGATGAAAAGGAAGGTTATGAAGGAGCTACTGTATTAGAACCTAAATGCAATTTATATCTTAATAAATCAGTTGCATGTTTAGATTATGGATCTTTGTATCCCTCTGCTATTATTAGCGAAAACTTTTGTATGAGTAGTTTAGTTTATTGCATTGAATATAATTTAGACCATACTATACGAAAAGTATTTGGGCATCGAGATAAAGAAGGTAAATTTATGTATGATAATATTGAAGGATATACATATGTAGACCGACAATTTGATATATTTAGTTCAGATGGAAATAATAAAGTTGTATCTGGATACAGAAAAACAAGATGGGCGCAATTTCCTGATAACAAAAAAGCAGTGATGCCATCTATTCTTGAAGAACTACTTGCTGCTCGTAAATCTACTAAAAAACAAATGGAAAAAGAAGAAGATCCATTTAAACGAAATATTCTAGATAAAAGGCAATTAAGTATTAAGGTTACCGCCAATAGTTTATATGGGCAAACTGGATCAAAAACAAGCACATTTTATGATTTAAATGTTGCTGCAGCAACAACTGCAACAGGGCGCCTTATGATTATGTATGCAAAAGAAGTTATAGAACAAGTATATGGAGATAAAGACATAGATACTCAATATGGACAAGTACACAGTAATGCAGAATATATATATGGAGACACTGACTCGGTGTTCTTTACATTTAACTTCACAAAAGATGATAAAGAATTACCCGAAGATATGGAACGCGAACTAACAATTCAAATTGCAAAAGAAGCAGGTGTATTAGCAACTGAAGCCCTTAAAAAACCACATGATTTAGAATATGAAAAAATCTTTCGACCATTTTGTTTATTATCTAAAAAACGATATGTTGGCAATTTATATGAAGATGATTATAGAGTATATAAAAGAAAGTTTATGGGTATTATTTTAAAAAGGAGAGATAACGCAGATATAGCAAAAGATGTATATGGCGGTATTATTGATATTCTTATGAAAGATGCAAATATTGAAAAAGCAATTGAATTTTTGAAAAAAAAATTAGATGAATTGGTAAATGGTAAAGTTCCTATTGAAAAATTAGTCATTAGTAAATCATTGCGTTCATTTTATAAAAATCCTGCGCAAATTGCGCATAATGTTCTTGCCGAACGCATAGGAGTTAGAGATCCTGGCAACAAACCATCTCCAGGAGATCGTATACCATATGTTTATATTCAAACAACCGGTAAAAAATTACAGGGTGAAAAAATAGAAACTCCTCATTTTATTAAAGAAAATAAACTAAAAATTGATTATGGTTATTATATTACTAATCAAATTATGAACCCAGTATTACAATTATTCTCTCTTGTTTTATATGACATGAAGGAATTTAAAAGAAGAAAGAATAGTTTTATTCAAGAATTAGAATGTCTTAAATCAAATATGGAACCAGAAAAGTATGTAAAAAAAGAACAAGATTTAAAAGATAAGGAAGTTGAAAAAATATTATTTCAACAGTATTTAATTATAGATAAAAATAAAAAAGCAAACAATACTATGATCACATCATTCTTTAAATAAATTATTTTAAGAAGATGCTCTTCCTCTAGAAGCTCCTCGAGATGCTTTTCCACCAGATGCTTTTCCACCAGATGCTTTTTTACCTTTACTTTTTTTTGTAGAATTACTATTAGATCCACTAGATCTATTTGAACTGGTTGACCTAGCCCGACTTTTACTTCTTGCACTTTTAGATCTAGCTCTAGGTTTTTTTCTCATAAACCAATAACTTGTTTCATCATAAAAACAATCATAATCTTTATATTTTCTATCAAGATTTCCTCTTTCAATTATTTGAAGCTTTTCGGCTTTTCCTAATTTATGTATATTTTCCGGTCTTAAAATTTCATGCATTGCTCCTCTAGGCATTACATCGGTATAACCTCCTTTTCCTAAATCTTCTAATAACCATATTGTATGTCCATTATCAGTAGTGCCAATTGGTCTTGAACCAAGACAATCATAAGTATCATCATTAACTTGTTCAAATGCTTTATACATAATACCATTTCCATCTTGAGAATAGATTCTAAATAGAAATGGTAATCTGGGAGCAGCCATTATACATTTATGTAATATTATATATGTATTTAATTATTTAAAATACCAATTTACAGATAAATAATCGTTTTTATTAGAAGGCATATCATCAGCAATCATTTTAAGCGATGGACCGGCTAAAAATAATGATTGAACTTCATTATAATTAATTGCATAATTATAATATTTCAATGAAGAAACATACCCCTTAAACCCATTAGTTTCTCCTATATAAATATCATAATAGTTTTGTTTTGGTACATTATTTAAATTTTGGCGTTTTTTTAACATGCCATTGATATATATATCAACTGCTATACCTTGAACGCGTATTGTGCAACATACCCATTTTTGAATAGGAACATTTTCAATTATTATTTTTTCATATAAAGTTCTATCTGTATCTGAATTAAATGTATTCATAACTAATGTTAAATTATATTGTTTAGGATTATTTAGATTAGGACTACTTGTTGTAATACTATCTTTATTTTTTTCTGCCATATCTGTTGCATAATCTAATGCAAAACCAGCTGCCCCAAAAAGACTACCATCTGCAAGTGTAGCTTTAACATTACTTATTGGAATTGTTAAATTACTTAAATCAGTATCACTTAAATTACCAGTTGTTGTTTTTATTTTTGATTTCATGGCAGTAATGTGTGTAGTAAATTTATTTTTAACTATTTCTAATTCTAAATAAACTTTATTAATTGCTGTATATAGATTACTAGATTGTATTTTACCATATAAATCTGTTATTAATGTTTGAATATCGGTAATATCTTCCACAATACCATTACTACTACCTGGAGGCGTTGTTGCATTTTTAGAAAGTTTATTTAATAAACCATTATATTGCTCAACCGTCATAGTTGTCCAACCTGCTGATGGACTAAAAGCAGTGTTAACTGTAGAAAATTTAGCTGTTAATGCAGTTAATTTATTTCTTATACTGCCATCACCAGTAGTTGTATTAGTTAATGCGTTCCATATATCAGTTTGTTCCCTATCTTGTACATCTGTATAACTATCATACACTTTAGTTAAAAATAAACCAGGTGAAGCATTTATAAACTTTTTATTAACATCTGTCATATAAGAAGTATTGTATTTATTACTTGGTGCAGGTGATTTTGAAAATATTCTTGCATTAGTTGGTATAGATATATCATTATCAACTACAAACCATACATTCCATGTAAATTCTATACCTTGTGGTTGATCAACTGACCTATATATAGGAACAGATTCCTTGACTGCAGGATTAACATAAACAATTTTTTGTTTATTACTTTCAACCATACCATTTATAATATATGGATTAGCACTAGGTGTAACAAATCTATTTATTAAACTCATACCAATTTGAAAAATAATAACAAATAATAATAAACATAAGAAAAAACCAACAAACTTACTAATAGCAGTATTAGAATTAAAAAATTCTTCAGTCATAGAACTCCATCGTGATAATGGTTCCTTTAAATTTGTTTTATTTCCTGCATTAGAAACTTTTTCTTTAATATTTTCACTTATTTGATTTGCTTTATTTTTAATTTTTGTTGCAGCGTTTGCTATACCATTTTTAGCTTTTGTTGCTAAACCTTCTCCCATTTTTGCAGCATTGCTTGCTGCATTTTTTACATTACTACTTAATGATTTATTAGTATTTGATTTAAGGGTTGTGTTTTGTTTATTACTGTTCATTTATATATTAAAATATATTTTATATTTTACATAATATATTTTACATAAGTTTTTACATGAGTGGTATTTTATATAGTTCTTGATTGCCTTTTTGGAATATGAATGTTGCATTATATTGATTTAAAATATTACCAAATAAACTATCGCTAAATCCTTCTCTATAAATATCCCAACATTCTTGAGGGCTTAAAAATTTAGCATAATATCTTGTTTTAGAAATATAACCATTATATGTTTTTTTAGCTGTAGTATTTGGATTGAAGACAAATTCATATGTTCCTTCTACAGGAACATATTGAGAATTAGAAGTTAATGTTGATTTTTCTAATTTACCATTAATGTATGTGTCTACTTTATTATCACCAAAACATACTGTAACATTAACCCATTTTTGTATAGCTATATTTTCAACTGTAATTTTTGGACCATTTTTATGCGATGTGGTATCAGTTGCATCTACCTTGTAAATGTCATAGTCTATTGTTAATGTATTTTTATAACTATTAAGTGATATTTTAGGACATGATGCAGAATCTATAATTCTTTCAACTATTATTTTATCAGCTCCTAAATTATTATTCCAATCAGATATATATATCCACATAGATACAGAATATGATGTAGATAATTCGTAAGGATTATCTTTATCGCCTATAGTTGTAGTAGTAGTTGTAGGTGTAGGGTATGTTATACCTTTGGTGTATGATTTAAAAAAATCTAAATTAGTCATTATTACAATAAATACAATTAATAAAGCAACAACTAGTACTATTTGCGCACGACCCTCTACTTGACCAGTTGCTAGTATATATATTCCAATAATTAAAAATGTTATAACTATAATACTTGTAAATGAAAAGAGGTCCATTATATTATAATATAATATTAAAATTGTGGGCGATTATTATATATTTCTGTAATTTTATTTAAATCTAATGGGAATTCATAATAATAAAAATTTGATATCCCGCCTATATCTTTATTATTCTTAGAACCTATTTTTAATAGTTCATTTTCATTAATTTTATAATCTACAATATTTTTATATGATCCCATTAATTTACCATTGATAAATATGTCATATGTTCCATAGTTATTATTTATTACAATATTGTTCCATTTTTGAAATAATATGTTATTTGTTTTATATAATACAATACTAGAATTTGTTTCATAATTTATATATTCTAATGTTAACTCTCTATTGTTATGATTGAAGTACATAGATGGTCGATTTCCATAAGTATAAATAATGTCTTTTTTATTAATTGTCTCTAATGGTACTAAATATAACCAGAAAGAAAAACTATAATGATAATTATTATTTTCTAAATCAGAAATTAAATTTTTTGTAAAATTTGGATTAAATGTTGTTGATAAATATAACATAGTTTTTTCATATAAGGATATTACATATTTATTTTTTTCTACTAGATCATTTATAAAATTAGTAATATCATCGGTATTATTTTGGTTCACTAATTCTTTAAGTTCATCATTTGTAGAAGGATTTTTCCATAATAATTGTTGTAAAATATATCTATCATATTCACTTATTGCAAGATGTATAGGAAATGTTTCATTTGCAATTACACTTGTAAAT